TTTCTTCATAAATTTAATTTTTTCATATAAATTTCCAATACTATATCGCTTATCAGCATAAGTCGTAATTTTTATAGGATTGTATGTTTTTATAAAATAATTTAATAATTTACTTGCTATTCCTACTATTTTTGTATTTGTGGCAAACCTTAATAATTCATACTCATCCTTTATAGATGATTTTTTTCCAAGAGAAATTCTACGTTTACCAAAAGTCATTACCGATACCAGTTCATTTTTATAAAATGCTCCTATTTTTATAGATGATGGACATTCTCCTTGTATATGATTTTGATTCAAAAAAATACTTACGTTACCAATTTCTCTAATTTCGCAATTTCTCGCATATATTCCCTTTTCAACATTTTCACATAAAATATGTTTCAATTTATTCTTTACTATTTCTTTTTTATGAATCCATTCATTTTCAAATATATGAATTAAACGAATATTTTTTTCATTACATAATTTAGTTTTATTTAAATGATAATTTCTGTCTTTACCTCCATTCTTTTCTCCATGCCAATATAATCCATCGTATTCAATAGCAATATTCTTATGCGGTATATAAATATCCAATTCTAGTCCATTCAATATAGTTCTATCATTTTCAACGATTATATTAGATCCAATTAAAGATTTAATATATTCAAATATTTCTTTTTCGTGTAAACTGAACCCTGCGATATATGGGTTACATTTTAAACATCTAGGTAAATGACCGCCGTCAATATGATTATAAAATATGTCATCACACTTCTTACACTTAAATTTATATTCATTCTTCTTTTCTGTGGAAATATACTCTTCTAATGTAAATAATGGAATACATTCACTCTTTTTTATCAATCTCTCTATTATAGATTTATACAATGTTTCTTTCAACTTTTTTAACATTGAAGATTTTAACATTTCTCCATTCACGGGTATTTTCGATCCATATTTCTTAATGTTTTCAGAATATACTTCTTGCATTGTTTCTTTATGTTTAAAAACATTATCAACCCCGTAATTTTTAATAAATGTATGTTTTACCTTGTCCTTTACAGATTCCAATTTACTAGGGTTTTCAACTCCATATTTTTTTAAATTGGTATTTTTAATTTTATCTTTAATTTCATCGGATTGAGACGAATATTCTGTTCCATATTTATTTAGATTTATTTCTTTAATTAATTCTTTTATATCCCTAAATTTAAAGATATTATCTACACCATATCTTTTTAAACAAGTTTTTTTAGCCTTTTCTGGATTTACATAAGTTTCACTGCCGTATTTCTGTAATTTGGTTTCTTTTATTTTTTCAATTCTATTCGGTTGAGATGAAACATAAATACCACTACATTTCGCACTGCAACATTTCTGTTTGCGGGATTTTAATGACTCAAAATCATTTTGACAAACTAAACATTTCTTAGTTTCATAATGAACGTGTCTATTATTTCGATTGTTTTCTATAACAGTTTCAGATCTCTTGGAGGATGTAACAATATTGCTACATTTTTTACTACAATATTCTGTATATCCAGTTGTAAATGATTTGAATTTGGTTTTATTGCCACAATTTTTGCACTGTCCCGTATTACTATAAATATACTGATACAATTTTTCCCCGAATTTGTCTCCAGTATATCGGTCATTAATTGTATTATAAAATTTTTTATCACGAGCTTTTATGATCTGGACATAACTATCAGGGTTATTATTTACTAATTTTAAAATCTCTTCATTGTTCATAAAGTCATACTTTCATATATAAGTATGAACCATTTCAATAAAAAGTCAATATAAAATAAAAAAATCTTCTTGATAATTAAACCAAGAAGATTTTTTAAATATTATATAAATATTAAAATTGAAGAATAGCGTAGTCTATTGCCAAATTCAATGAAACCATCAAGGGCTCGCCACCATCGCCCCAATCACCTTCACCAAAATCAGCACTTGTAATAAACGCACCTTTAAGTGTCCATTCTTCTACCTTGTCGCCTACTGGACCTAATACGTTGATAGTAAGATCTTTTTTATAGAAATCTTGATAACCATCACGACCTGTTACAGATTCATGACCTAATCTTACCCATTCCATTACGGCTTGAGCACCGCTAGGAACTACGGGATCATATAACTCCATCGAGATATCATCCCAAGTCGATTTACCTTTATAATATCTTTGTAAATTGATATGATCTAAAGTTTTCTTCTCGGCTTTATATGAGGGACGTTTACATTTTTTAATCAAAAATGATGGAATGCCGTCCATATAAAGTATAAACCGATTTTTTACTTTAGGTTCCCATTGTCTGTAAAATATCTCATTACTGTTTAATAAATCTGCCACGCTATTTGTCCTCCTTAGTTTGTTTTATTTTTAATATATAAGTCCTTTGTATTTCCAAAATATAGTTTGGATACTCTTATTATAAATATTGTAAAAAACAATTTTTTATATTAATTTGACAAATTTAAATAATACTTATAGTATATGGGAGCTTAAGTATATTTATGGCAAGACAAAAAACCAATCCAGATACAGTTGATAAGACATGTGAAACTTGTAATAATAAGTTTACAATATCATTTTATCTTAGAAATAAAAGGCGTTTTTGTAGCAAAAAGTGTTCTTCTAATAATGAAGAAGTGAAAAAGAAAAGTATAGAAGCTATTAAGAAAACATTTGATGATAAATATGGTATGCATCCAATGAAGACTGTGAAAGGTATTAATAATTTAAAAAGTTCTGTATTGAATAAATATGGTGTAGATTGGATTAGTAAGAAGAATGGTTGGTTTGAAACAATAAAACAAAACAATTTAGTTAAATATGGTACGGAAATTTATACTAATGTTGAAAAGTCTAAAAAAACTCGATTGACAAGAAGTAGGGAATATAACAACGAGATAATTGAAAAGACTAAAATTACAAAATTTAAAAACCATTATGAATATTTAAATGAATTGTTTGAAAAAAACAAAATTAAAATGCTTTGTTCTTTTGATGATTATAAAGGATATCATTTTGATTATGTTTACAAATTTGAATGTTTGTCTTGTAATAGATATTTTGAAGACAATGTATACAAACCAAACGATATATTTTGCAAATATTGTAATCCAGATCGAATTGATACTATTGAAAGTAAATTTTTAAAGTTTTTACAAGAATCTTTACCAAAAGATGTAGTTATAAAACAAAGGGATAGAACGGTTTTAATAGGCAAAGAATTGGATTTTTATATACCCAGTAAAAATGTGGCATTTGAACTCAATGGCTTATATTGGCATAGTGAGAACGGCAAGGGTTTAAAAAAGACATATCATTTAAATAAAACAAAAGCTTGTGCTTGTCATGGCATAAAGTTGATTCATATTTTTGAAAATGAATTGAGGGATAAAGAAGAAATTGTGAAATCTGTTATTAAAAATATACTTGGTATATTTACTATCACCACAAAGATTTATGCAAGAGAGTGTGATATTAGAGAGGTTTCGATAAAAGAAAAAAATGAATTTTTAAATAGAACCCATTTACAAGGAGAAGATAAATCAACGGTTAAGTTAGGATTGTATAAAAATGATATATTGGTATCATTAATGAGCTTTAGAAGGACATCAAGATTTGATAAAGATTCTGATTGGGAATTAATGAGATTTTGTAATGATTTGAATACCGTTGTGATTGGAGGAGCAAGTAAGTTATTTAGTTATTTTATTAACAATTATAAATACAAACAAATTGTTAGTTATAGTGACCGTAGGTATTTCAATGGTGATATTTATAATACTTTGGGATTTAAATTTACAGGATTTACCCCAGTAAATTATTATTATATTGTTAATAAATACAAAGATTTAAGACACCGAATGAGTTTTCAAAAACATAAACTGAGTAAATTATTAAAAGAATATAACTCTGATTTATCTGAGTGGGAAAATATGAAAAATAATGGATATGATAGAATATGGGATTGTGGTAATAGTAAATTTTTATATATCAATCCACACTAATTGTTTTATCATATAGTTTATTTATTGCATCTTTTAGTCTATCTATGTGGTTTTTATTTCTTAATAGTTTAAAAACCACATTTTCTGTGCTAAATTCTCCAGAGGCATCTAATCCTGTTTGTCTGAAATCATATATATCCTTGAAGATTAGTTTCAAAGATTCCAAATTTTCTTCTTTAATTGCGTCATTAATTCGAATTACAATATCGGAATATTTTTTTTGTATTAATTCTTTGTCTAATACCACATTTTCTTTATTAGGTTTAACCAGCCACGCATTTTTTAACAATGAGTATATTCCCGTGGAGTGGGTTTTATGATTAACATCTTGAATATAAGTTTCTACATTATAGGTTTTT